CTGTCACCTTTTGGATCTACTCTTACATTGCTAACTGCGCCGTTTCTAATTTCATCAATTTTACCAGTACCATATTGTCCTGCGCCAGCAAATGATATTGTTGCTGATGTATATGTTTCTCCAGCATTTTTATAAGCTACTGCAAGAAGTTTTTGTTCGTCTGTACCGTATGTAAATAATCTTCCAGTTTCAGCTTGTTTTGTTCTGTTGTCTATTTTAGCTGTAACAGGAACTTCGTCTGCGTTAAATCCTTCTGCAACTGAACCGTAATCTCCATATGAGTTGTTACCGTTGGTTGCACGTAACTTTCCACCATCTGTACACAAGTAACCGATATGATTGTAGTACGTAAACACGGACACAAGTTCTGACTTGCCATCTTTGTTTGCCCAGTAACCAATACCATCACTTAAAACTTGTGTAAAGTCGTTAGCAACAATTGATTTATTACCGCCATCGTGTAATGCACCATCTACTTTCATACCTACACACCCTGTACCAAATGTAGAAACATTTTGCACATACGGTGACTTTGTTGTAATCCATGCCGCAGTATCGTCTGAACCGTCTCCTGGATCAAGTGAAACATATGCTCCTGCTGTCGGACGTCTGGTGTTATTAGCGTTTGGTGCACCTAATTCGCCTGTCAACCCTTGTAGAGTCATATTACGTATACCAGATCCGTTTCTTACGTAGAACATGTTTGCAGTCTCTAATCCTGGAGCTGGTTCAATTCTTGTGCTTCTTAATTCGTCGCCTACCAAAGCAGTATTTGCAGGGACAAGTATTGGAATTTGTTCTCTATATACACCTGTCTTAATATTAATTGTAGTTGTTTTAGGAATACTTTTTATTAAAGAATAATTAGTACCGTTGTACTCTACATATTCTCCTATGTAAGGAGTAGTGTTTTCTGTTAGTTCAATAATAATATTGTTAATAGAATCTGTTATGTCTTGCGATGGTGCATCTTCTGGTGCTAATTTATACAATTCAAAAAAGTTAGCATCGTCTGTCGAATCTGTGCTATCACGAACTATATCAGCATACGTATAACCGTCATCTGTTTGTGTTTGTAAAAACGCTTTGAAGTTTGGTGCATCTGGTATATCTGCGCCAGCTTGTATTTGTAGTATGGCTAACCCAATACCTGTTAAATTATCTTGGTAATCAGATGTAGTTAGGTTTGGTTCATAAAGAAATGCTGGATTAGTTCTTGCATAATCACAAGCAAATTTTACAGTTCTAAAAGGTTCTGCCGCCGTTTTACCATTTACAGCTGAATCTGTACCTTCAGGTGACACAAAGAAAGCTCTATCAACTTCTTCAAATGCTTCCCATTTTGGAATAGAATCAGTTCCTACTTTAAGCACATTACCCGATGATCCAACTGCTAATCTTGTAGATTCAGTATCATAAACTTTAATATCGCCGAAGTTTGTTAATTTATTACCTTCTGCACCCTTAATGCTTATTTTCCAATAGTTTTGATCTGGTTGTATAATATCTAAATCAGGTCTACTATCACTATTTGTAGAAGTATGCTCTAAGATACATTCGTATGTTGTTCCAGCCCACGTTACAATATCACCTACGTAATAAGTTACATCGTCTTCCCATGCGTTTCTAAATTGACGTCCTGGTACTAATATTTGCCAACTTAATGGTTGTTGTGTTGGGCTTTCAGCAAGTGTGTCAACTTTTGCTTGGTACAAATATCCGCTGTAACGTACTACATCACCTGTGCGGTACTGTAATGTTTCATCATAATCATTTAAAGCTCTATACCCTGTAAGCGTAACTTCCCAATCGCCAGTATCTTGTGCCAATCCATTAGCGCCTGGTACAGAATCAATATTATTAGTTAGTGCAGTATAAACATAACCGCCATGTAAAACTATATCACCTTTTTGATATTCAGTTGTACTATTCCAGCGACCTTCAAAATCTAATCCAGGAATATATAGATCCCATGCGGCTGATTCGTCATTACGTAATGCAGTAGCATCTGATGTATGTCCAAGTTTACACTTGTATAATGACGCATCATTTTTTACTACGTCACCAATTTTATATCTTGTTGCACCGGACCAATCACCTTTGTATTCAATACCTTGAACTTGGCTTACCCATTTAGCTTGATCGAGTTCTAATCCGTCAACATTTGCGTTGTCTGCAGATGTATGATATTGTATACATCTATATACATATCCACCATACTTAACTACGTCATGGAGCATGTATCTGGTGCTGATGGTCCAGTCACCTTTCCAATTTTCAGTTTCACTTATAATTGTCCATTTTGCAATATCAAATTCTAATCCTGCTAAAACTGAATTAGATGTGTGTGCAGTGTTACAAATATAAGTTACACCATTATAACGTATTACATCGTCAACTTTATAGTCGGTGCTTTCTGTCCAAGTGTTGTTCCAATCGTAGCCTGTCTTAAATAATTCCCAATGTGCAATATCGTCTTCAAAATCTAATATAACTTGTGATGTATGTTGAACAATACATTTATATTGACGTCCTCGATACTTTACAATTTCTCCTTCGCTATAGTATTGGCCGCGAATCCAATCGCCTTTCCAAACTTGTCCATCGGACATAAGTTCCCAATAGCTACCATATCTTGTTTGTAATTCATTACCCATGCCTGGGTTTGTTGTACTAAAGTAATATAATCTTTCAGGCGAGTCTGCACTAACTGTGATAATAATGTGTCTTGTAGTAGCAGTTGAATAACCATCATCATATTCTGTTTCAGTTACAGGTAAACTATCAAGTTCATAACTAACACCAATGTTGTAAGTGTCTCCACCGTTCCATTTACCGTCTTTAGTTGAACTAAACTTTAAAATGTTTACTGCTGTATTGAAATTAATTGTTGTGTTGTCGCTACAATCAAAAGTATATGTTCTACCTTGTAGTAGATTTTGCACAGGAGCATTTATGTTATCAAATGTAAACTGTCCTTGTGCTTGATTATTTAATGCATCAGCTCCCACTCTTACAGCAATTGTTTCGCCGGTTGCTGGATCTCTATCTGTATAAAAATTTGTTGAAGCAACGTGGGCTTGTAAACAAACGTAAGCCTTACCTTGATAAGTTATTACGTCATCTTTACGGTAATTGATAGTTGAAGCCCAGTTTCCTCTCCATCTAAATTTTAATCTATCTAACTTAAACTCTGCCATGTTCTATACCTTTAACCGTACTGCTGTAATCCATTTGATGAATCACCGTCATTGTATGTTTGCTTTTGATTTACCCTTGCAACCAATTCGCCTTCGTCATTCACATAATAATATATGTTTCTGTTGTCCCATTTGTATTGTTCATAATTTAAATTATTATAAACTAATTCATGATCGACATCTCTGCCTTCAAAGAAATCTTGTCCTTCTGTAAATTCGTTAAATTGTTCTTCAACGTCACCTGGTTTATTAATGTTAATACTGTCGTTATCATTAAATTGATCTAATCTACCAAAGAACAATTCACCTTTGTCTGTTCTGCGTAATCCGTAAAAGAATCTTACTTCAGATGTAAAACCCGAGTTACCTTCTCCTGGTCCGCCTATTATAGTCAACGACATAACATATTCTCCTTAAACAATATCCACATAACTTATTACAGCATCTAAAGCGTCATCTTCGTCTGCTTGTATTTCTAATGAATTTTCTGGTGCTAAAATAAGTTTATCACCTGCACCGATTACTTTCAATGTTGCATTTGTAGGTATTGCTACATCCTTTAAATAAAAACCTTTAACGCTGGTATCGTCTCCTACAATAAGGCTTACTTTTACTGTGTCGGTAGTAAGATTAGCTACAGTTATACCAACGATTGTACTTCTTGTACTTGCATCGGTTGCTATTGCTGTTATAGGTAATTTTCCTATATCTTTTACTACTTTATTTTTAAATAATGTTGCCATCTAATTATCCTAACGTCAATACATACTCAATCACAAGATTTTCTGCTGCCGCAAAAGTAATACTACCTGATTCACCTGCAACTGACACCCAACTTGTTCCGTCGAATACTTCTAAGTATCCTTCCTGAGTGTTAAACCTTATCATACCAGTTTCTCTGTATGCTGGCAAAGGTCTTTGAACACTTGTTCCGCTTGGTACAACAAAGCCGCCTGTGCCTTCAATTTTGAAGTAGCCGTTGCCTGCTTGCTGAAATTCCAATGCAGTGTCTGCAAGGTTATTTGTGATAGTACTATCTTTAAAACCTATATCATCTATATTTACCTTGCCTGTACCATTGGCAGATAAATTTAAATCTGTGTCGGTAGTAATAGTTCCAATTACATTTCCGTCTACAAAAATATCATCAACTTCAATTCTTGGAGTATCTAATCTTGCACTTGTAATATTAACTCTTTCACTACCACCAACATACATTCTAATAGTATCATCATTTGCACCTGGTGTGTTTTCAGCAGTAATATAAGTGTCTAAATCTAAATCATATACGCCATTAAGTGCAATCCAATTACCGTCATAACCTTCAAACATATTAGTATCTGTATTGTATCTAATTTGACCTGTAGCAGGACTTCCTGGACGCTGTGCTGTTGTACCTTTAGGTAATTGTAATCCGCCTGTTGCAGTAAGTTTTAAATGTCCTGTTGCACTATCTAAATTAATATCACCTGCAACACTTGAAATTGTATTGCCAGCAAATTTTAAATTTCCAGTTGTAATTTGATCACCGAGTATAGTTGTTACATCGGATCCGTCTACAATAGTAATACCATTTTGCGAATTAACATTGAAATCAGCAGATGTAAAATTGATAGTTCCATCTTTTTGATTTACATAAAATAAATCACCTACTCTAAAATCACCGTTGTGATCAACAGAGCTAAATCTAATTTGTGCATTACTTAATTCTGTAACTTCATTGACTTGCACAACATCATTAATATCGTTATCTACTTCTTTACCAGTTCCAATATATGCAAAGTTTTGGCTAATGAGATACATAAGCACACCATTACCATTTCCGTATGCTCCGTAGTTTCCATATACACAAGCACTTGCTATTGAACGTAACTCTCCGCCAAAGTCAGTTTTGTCAGCTAAAGTTACAAAGTCAGCAGTTGCGCCTCCACTAAATCTTAAGTCTTGGCTTGTAGTTACATTGTCTATTATTTCAATACTGCTATCTAAAGCATTATTAAATTGTAATAATAATACCGTTGCACTGTCTCCAACTAATTGTGTTGTAGGTGCTGTAAAGTTTGCAGTGTATTGAGCTGTGCCTTTTTTAATTCTAAAGTCATCATAGTTGCCTTCAAAAAACTCTCCGCTGCCGTCGTATTTTGCGCCAATGATTAGTGGTTTAGCTGTGCCCATTGATGCACTATAAGTTGCACTTGCTTCTTCATTTCCGTTAATGAATAATTTGATAGTTGTTCCGCTACGTGCAACTGCAACATGATACCATGTTGATGTTGTCATTGTTGTAGTTCCAGCTGTCAATATTGTTGAGCCGTTTATGTAAACAGATGCAACACCTGATGCCATTGTTAACAATAGTCCCGTATCTGTATCTGCTCCTGCTCTCATATCTGCAATAACACGAGTGCCTGTTACAGATGTTGGATGGATCCAAGTTTCAACTGTAAAGTTGCCTGTACCAAAACCAAAATCGTTGTTTGAGCCAACGCCAATATAATCTTCTGTGCCGTCTAATTGTAAACTACTTGCACCAAATTTTTGTTTAGCTGTATCTGTTACAGGATTTTGGTATCTTACTATAGTTTTACCGCCTCTGTCTTGGGCTGTAGTAAGTCCTGTAAGATTGCCTGTGATATAAAATTTATTATCAGCATCAACTGTATCAATAGTGCCTTGTGCTAATACACTTACACCGTCTGTGTCGTAGTAAGTAAAAGTTTCACCTGCGCTAAATGTTCCTGAGCCTCCAGTAACACGTATTTGTGTTTGTCCTGTACCTTTTAAACCATTAGCACTATCAAAACCATATAAGCCTCGCTGTGCAAAATATGTAAATGAATTTAACCATTCAACCCTTGTACCATTAGTAAAACTAAGTGCATCTGCATTAGGTACAATAAATGTTACACTATGAAATAAGCAACCTGCTTCTCTACTGCCTACTGTTGCAAGTTCACCATCTAAATATGCACCACCACCTGCATCACCTTGTAAGTAACCTCTCGGGTCACTTGCAGAAGTAACGCTACCTGCTGTAATTACACTTACATTTCTAATGTAAGGTGATCTTGTAGTGACTGTGATTCCTGTTGGATTAAATGCAAACGCATATCCTGGGGCAAAAAAATCTTTAATTGTTAAGTCTTCAACTGTGCTTTCACCGTTAAGATAAAATGCTGTTGAAGTGTTTGATAATGCTGTTGGTGTAATATTGACACTACGTATACTGTGTCCTTTTACAGTAACCCCTGCAGGCACTGTCATTGGAAATGTTTCTTGATATAATCCAGGAAATATGTGAATTGTGTCACCTGCTGTTGCTACACTTAATGCCTGTTGAATAGTTGCAAAAGGATCATTAGGGTGTGTACCTGTAAGTGTATCATCACCATTCTCTGCAACATATAACATGTTGCCTTGTCTAAGTGCTAAATCAATACCACCAACAAGTAAGTCATTAGCAGAAACAGTGTCTGCATATAATGTATTTGTAAAAACTTGATTCCAACGCTTTGTTGCTGAACCAAGGTTATATGTAGCAGAAGCATCTGGAATAATATTAGATGCAACTTCTGCGTTAATTGTAATATCGTCTGTATCTGCATCGCCTATGGTAATATTACCGTCAGCAGTAATTGAACCTGTAGCAACAATATTTCCGTAAACATTTGTATCGGCAAATATTTCTACAGTACCTGTACCGTTGGGTGCAAATTCTAAATTCTCATTTGTTGTATTTGTGCTAATAGTATTGTTTTCAATATCTATGCTATCTATTTGTGCTTTGTTTTGATAGACTACTGTATCCGCTGTACCTAAAGTAAGTTGCGGATTAGTCGTAGATACTGTATTACCAGATATAGTAACGTCTGCAATATTAGCGTTTGTGGAAACTTCTAATTGTGGAACTCTTGCTGTTCCGTTAACGTCTAAATCGTATTGGGGTGTGTTGGTTTTTATACCAATCCGGCTATTATTTACATCTAAATATAGCAAGTCGTTCTCAAAAGCCAGATCTACACCCTCCCTTAGAAGGTTAGCTTTTAAGAGCGGACCACTAATGCGACCAAGTGCCATCTCTTCTCCTCAATACGGGGATCCTGTCCCTCTCGCCAAATTCTCAGCATTTGCTCTTTGCCGGCGAACCACAGTTTGACCCTGCAATACAAAGGTCGCTGTACTGCATTAATAGTATTTATCGTTTTAGTAGATTATCCTAATACAAGCACGTATAAATCAAGCAAATCATTTATGTCGTCAACGTCAACGCCGCCGCCATCTCCAGCCACTTGCTGCCATGAAACTCCATTCCAAACTTCCATGTATTCTGCTTCTGAATTGTATCTTGTATGTCCTAATTCAGGACTGCTATATTTGTTGCTGTTTGTACCTGTTGGAATTCTAAGTCCGTTTGTAGAATCAAACTTCACCCAACCAGTTCCTGCAGGATCTATAGTAAGTGCATTATTGCTTAGATTTTTTATATACTGATCTGATATTTCAATGTCATCTATTTGCAAAATGCCTGTGCCGTTTGGCACTAAATCTAAATCTGAATTACTTAATGTCGTAGTAATTAATGCATCATCAAA